TTATCAGCTGCCTCATCTGGGTGAGCAATTTTACCGCCGCGTTTAACGCCAATTGCACGAGCTGGGCTTAAAGAACCAGATGCTGTGCGAGCAAAATTCATGCGGTTAGGCGAAACATTGCCAGCTTGTTGAGCGGCAAGCATTTGCTGCATGGCTGCTGCCTGCTGTGGGCCGCCAAGAGCTTTCTTATGGCGATGCACCTTACCGCCGCGCTTGTCGCCGTCACGCTCATCTGGCGTTGTTGGCTGACCATTTGGACCGGTAACTGTGCTACCTCCAGTGTATGAATAATCTCCACCGGGGGCTTGCTTGCCAGCCGAATAAGGCATTTTGTTATTTGGGCTATTGCGCATAGCGCGAAGAATACGAGCTGTCTCAGCTGGGTTAGGGTCAACCTGATTGCCGTCTGCGTGTTTAGCGCGGCCACCCTTGTTATACCCGCCAATATGAGGCTTGCCAAACTTTTCGGCATTTGCCTCTTTAACATCGCGATTAACTCTTGCGTTAGCATAAGCTGTTGCGCCGCCTGATTTGCGAGGCATACGATCTGCACGAGAATGAGCTTTTTCGCCCTTGACCTTGCCGCCACGCTTGTAGGCGGTCTTACTTACAGGGCGTAATCCAGTTTTAGCTTCAGCGTTTAGCGGTTCTGGGGGCGTCCAACCTGATGCGTCAACCTTAACGTGTGGGTCTGTTGTCAATCGGCTTGCTTTGGCTTTCATAGCCCGTCTTGCAGCCTTGGCCATCTCGTTCATCGTTTTCTCCTAGCTAGTAATCAGGGCGTCCCCTGAACGGCTTGCCGTGTTGCTATGATACACCTTTATTTTTTAAAAAGCGAGCTATCATTAAAGCAAATCTAACACATTTGTTGGGATGCGCTGTGCCGCCTTGCGCAAACGAAGAGCAGTTAAAGCGATCTGATAGATTATGCTGAAGATATTGAAGTTGAAGGGATTTTTCGTCTTCTAGCGTTGGCGCCTCGCCAACATAAGATGGAAAATTGTATGATTCGGTTAAAGCTTTATACGCCTGTGCCTGCTCTGGCGTAAAAGAACTCGGCCCGCACATATAATTTTTTTTGCCAAGATCATACAGTAATTGTTGATTTTCTGGCGTTTGCTCAATTGGCGGCTCTGGACCGCGTAACACTGGAGCCATGCGGTTAAATTTATATGCGGCATTACCGCCGGCAGCGTAATGCGTTTTCTCAAGCGCCCTATTAACAAGCCATTTATTTTTCCGGTTAATGATAGGGCGAGCTTTTTTACGGCTGACGGGGCCACCGGCAGCACAGCCGCCACCTCCGCAACCGCCACCGCAACCATCACCATCGCCTCCGCACCCGCAGTTTCCAGGTGGCGAGCCACATGGTGGGGATCCGCAGGGAGGCGATCCGCAAGGTGGCGGTCCACAAGGAGGAGGACCGCAAGGTGGGGGCCCACAGGGAGGTGGGCCACATGGTGGCGGTCCAGCTGGTGTCGGGGTCGCATCATTCATTGTGGTGTTGTTCATGGCAAATGTGCCGGGAGCAACGCCGTAGCTTGATACTAAATCTGATCCAGGAATATTTCCTGGCTGTGGGCCGGTTGGCACGCCACAAAAATTACCTAAATTTTCGCCCCATCCGCATGTCGGGGTTGAGCCAGATGGGGTTGATGCAGATGTTCCGAGGCCAGTTGATGTGCCACTGCCTGATTGGCTGGATGTTGATCCTCCGCTTGTAGAAGATGATGTTCCGCCTCCATTGCAACCCGAAGGTCCGCCACTTGGCCCGGCAGATGATTGATCGCCACCACCATATCCGCCACCGCCACCGCCGCCGCCTGAAGATGGGTCGCCGACAGGCGCTATCACATCTGGTACGCGGTTTTGGTCTGCCGGCAGTGACTGATTTTGCTGTTGCTGCATTTGCGATTTAGCAGAAGCAACCGCATTGGCAGCAGTTTGATTCGTGTTAAAAAATGTATGTGTGGCGCAACCACCATAAACATTAACAGCGCCTTTTTGACCATTGGTGGATTGGTTATAATCAGTTGCGTTCCCAACATCGTGGGAAATAGAACCATTTAATAACCCTTGCGCAGTCGCGAAAGCCTGCGCCGCCATAGCTTTTGCTTGCGGGCTAGACCCGTTCATAATACCATTAGCATTAGCGCTATTATACCCGCCAAATTGCCCTTTAGCGCCTATTTGAGAGGCTATTGAATTTCCGTAATTGCCATAGTTGGATAAAGCTCTGTTGCCAGCGACAGCGCCCACATTCGCCATCCCCTTTTGGCCAAGAGTGCTTGCTTCGCCGGCCATCATATTAGCCATAGCGTTAACGTCTGCTTGGGTATATGTGCCAAATGGGCCGGAGCCAATAGGTGTCGCATCATTCTGCGTTGTTGTATTGGCGGCAAATTGATTTGGGGGGGCGCCGGTTAAACTGCTTTGTGGCCCCACGGATGTGCTAGGCGCAGAAGGCGAAATTGCACCACCGAGAGTTGGGCCGCCAAGAAGACCCGAAAGACTATTAACAATACCAAACCCCGGGATAAACCCAGCCGCAGCATTAATACCTGTAGCAACCGGGTTAGAAAGAGCAGCGCTGACTTTATCGCCTAAAAAACTTCCCAGTGGATTTGATGCGGTTGCCTGCTGGTCAACAGAATTGCCGGATACTGTTTGTGCGACATCTTGTGGCGATTGAGCCGCAGGGGCTGGTGCCGCTATTTGCGAAAAAGAAGCGTTTGAGCCACCGCTATCAACGGGTAATTTATTTACTGGCGCCGGCGCTGAACCGCCGCCATCAAAACGATTTCTGGCTATTCGTAGCGCATTTTTAATCGTTTGTTTTTTACTTGGCATGATGCTGGTGTCCCAGCAAATGGCTTATGATTGCTAAAGCATGATGAATTGGATCTTGCTTTGGCTCTTTCACTGCGCCGCCACGTTTTTGACCCTGCGGTTGAGTATTAAGATCAATCAACCCAGAATCAGATGATTGTTGTGCCTGTTGCTGTTGTTTTTGCATTTGGCGCATGGCTTGATCTGCGCGGAAGAAATCAGCGCTGCTGTCGTTGTTTCCCCAATTAATTTGAGATGGGGATGTTGCACCTTTTGGCACAACCAATTGATTGTTTGATTGATATGCTGGGCCGCCAAACAATTTAGAAAACAAACTTTGGCTTTGGGCCGATTGATTTGCAGATGGGCTCAACGAAATGTTGTTTTGATAAAAATTTTGCCCAAGAGCACCATTTAAGCGAGCCGCCATTTGCGCTTTTGACATAGCAGCCTGCACTGGCGTTGATTGGGCTGGGGCAGAAGCCGAAGGCATGGAATAATTAGGCACAACTGGGTTATCGCCCTGTGGCGATGTCTCAACATTTGAATCTGTAGGAGCTGGACCCATAGCTCTTCCATAAGAAATAGGGTTTTGCTGGGCCGCATCATCTTCCATCATCTGCTGATTGCGTAAAGCAATGTCGCTATTTTGCAAAGGCGTAGAAGATGTTGACTGCAAAAGTTCCGGATGTCTTTTAAATAAACGATCTTTTTCAGCCTGGCCAACTGACCAAGCCGCTCCAGATTGTAAATATTTAAGCGTTTGAGCATCTGTGCTATCAAAAGAATTTGCCATCTTTTACTCCTATTCTAACGAGTTTTGAGGGCTTTGTGGCAATGGAGCCTCATTAGCCTCTAAGCGTTGCATCATTCCCGGCTGCAAAATGTGTTGTGCTATGCCTAAACCAGCAGGATTTTTAGCCATATCCTCAACAAATTTCAATGCAGCTAATCTTTCTTTGCTTTCACGATCACGTTTGCGGTTTGTAGCTTCTAAAATAGTGTCATTACGATTTTGCTCGATCTCTTGCAGGCGTAATTCAAGCTCTAAGCGCTTCATGGGGTCCATTTGCTCGCCATTTTGACCGCTAGATCCCATTTGCATGGCGCGAGCTTGGTCTAATTGCGCTGAAGCGTGGGCCTGAATAGCTCTACTTTGCGCATCCATCAGTTTTGCTTGTGCTGCTTGCTGATCGACTTGCATTTTGGCTTGAGCCTGCACTAATTCTGGTGGCGGTTTGCCTTGAGCGGAAGGCGGAGCCATAAATTGTTCAGGGTTTGCCCATCCGATTGTCTGAATTGCAGCTCGATCAATCGCAATTGGGTCATAAAGTGTTGGATTTTGAGCTTGTAACTGCTTCAAAGCCATCACTTTTAGCAATCTTTGGGTGTGAGATGCCGTATTAGGGTCTGCTTGAGGCGTTAATTCGCAGTCATCTAGCGCTCTTAAAAACGAATCTTCGTCCCATTGATACGCCGGCTTGCGATTACGTTGCCAGAAGCTTTCTGGATGCTCTTTAAAGCACTCAACAAGCAATCTAAACTCTTCTGCTTGCGCAGCGTGCATACGTTTATGCACTGAATTCATGATTTTTGTAGCTTGCTCGATAGATGCTAGCGTTGTGCCGACTGGTGTTTCAGTCACGCCTTCGCCAACAGCCTGCTCAGATGTGCCGCCAAGACGCTGACCGGTTTCAACAATGTTCTGAACCAATGTCATAAGCGCCGCAGACGGCTCTTTATATGGCAATGGCATGATAGCTTGATTGATTGGCATACCGCCTGTCTTAACCAAAGCACCGCCGCCGGGAGGAACACGGAAAATATTGGTATTTTGACGTGCACCAATGTCCGACATTAAGAAGCCGGGGAAATTGCTGTACATACCGGCGTCAAGTAACTCACGCCATGCAGCTGTTACGGCGTTTGTTGTGTTGCCCAAAATGTGCATCAAGCCAATGTCATAAAAACCAATGCCGGGGACAAAGGTATATTTGACAAAATTGACGCGGGCTTCCGGTAAATCTTTAGTGTCTTCGTTGTAATTGCGCACAATTGACAAAATCTTTTTTGATGTTACGTCAATTGTTACGCGATATGGAATTTCAAGGCCAGTTTCTTTGCCTTTAAACGTGTGCTCAAACCCGCGAATATTTAATTCGCAATAGCACTCGTAAATTTCGCGATCACGATCTTCAGCTACAGTGCCAGATTGCGAAATACCTTGCTGTTCTAATTTTTCACGCTGCACCGAATCAAGATCAACAGGCGATGGAGCGCTTAATTCAACATCTTTGTACACACCAAGAATTTGTAAGCGCTTTACAAGGCTTGGGCGCATATAGGTGCGGTGCGTAATGCGCCGCGCATTTCGCAAATCAATAGCCGAATTGTTGACGATCAAATCATCCGCATCAACTGTTTCTGATACAGGACGATTGCGCAGCGGGCAGTAGTACACTTTTTTAAATTGTGTGCCGCCAAAACCAAGCATGAACAGCATTTTGTCGGTGTCTGGATAATATTCAGATGCCGTCACTGTCAGATAGTGGTTTAAATCTCGCTCCAACCCATCCGCCATAATGTTTTCTTGCACATCAGCGTTGTTGTTGTCGTTGCGAATTTTAACAGGCCCATCGGTGGGCAGCAATTCTGAACGGGCATTAGCCTGAAAGCGCAACACAGCTTCGAGCAAAAGCGGGTGGCGGACACGGCTCATCCCTTCTACGGGTGCGCCTTCGGCAGAGCCGCCAAGGCCGGGAATTTCAATGCGCAAGCCAAGGAGCTTCATCGCCAAAGCGCGGTCCTCAACCCAATCGCGGCGGCTTTCAAGGTCAGATGAAATGCCGTTCATCAAATCGGTTGAAATGCGCGACAATTCTAATTCGTCAATGTCGTCAACTAAATTGCCAAACCAACTGCGGTCTCTTTTTTCAGGCGTATTAAGCGGGCTGCCATCAAGCGAAACAGTCACCGAGCCATCGGCGTGAACAATTTTTAAGATATTGCCGTTCTCATCAACTTCTGGCTTATCCCCGCCCTCTTCAATCTCAACAATAATATCAGACGGAACAATAGGCTCCGATTCTGGAGTGTTGTCTTCAAGTCGCAAATTCGGCACAAGGCCAGTATTCAAAGACATATCGTTTCCTTTACCGCCTGCTCCTTGGTTTCCATTTCATGGACAAACCTACGGATTCCCTCTTGAGCCGCTATTGTATCAGATGTTGCGTGGATTGCATATACGCGTCTGAAATCATGGGGCTCTTTGCCCCACACTTCAACTTTATATTCAGCGTCACCGCCCAAAACAGATACGGGCTTGACTAAATCAACAATAGCTTGACAAAATACCACAACACCCTCCAAACCTAATGTCCCGTTTGCCGCTACGGAGGATGCTTCGGTATAAGCGACTGACCTCTTGGGGGAGGCTCTAACTTGTATTCCGCCACGGGAGCAAACAGCGGTGATAGTATTATAGCATAGGTTTTCTAAGGTCCATAACTATTTTTGAGCAAGCTTGGCATAATCATTAACCATAACCAACTGAAGTCTTTTATTATTCACAAAAAAATGATAATAATAAACAGGCGGCAGGGCATGTGTGATGATATTAACGCAAGAATTGTTTGAATATCTTGAACAGAAGCACAAATCACTCAGGGGCATTGCGCGTTATCTCGGTATGCCAGCAAGCACTTTACGGGAAAAACTAAGAGATAGGCGCCCTATACATGTGTCTGATAGTTTGTGGGAGGCTATCAAGTTGGAAGAAGAGAACAAAACACTCAAAAATATTATCGAGAGTATTAAGGCCAACAAGCCGCGTTATGTGGCAGGCCGTGAAGGGGTGACACGGGTGCTTGCTATTGGCGACACACACGATCAACCCAACCTTGATAAGAACCGCTTCAAATGGATAGGCCGCCACTGTTTGGCCACACGCCCCCACAGAGTTGTTCACATCGGTGATTTTGCCTCATGGGACAGTGTTTCAACACATGAAGCTCCCGGCAGTTTTAGCTACTCACAGCGCCCAAGTTTTAAGACAGATCTAGAAAGCTGCGAAGAGTCCATGCGGGCCTTTTTAAAGGAAATGGGTGGACTTGACGTTCACATGGAGTTGACGGCGGGCAACCACGAAGACCGAATCACGCGGTTTGAAAACAAATCACCCGAGACTGTCGGCTCTATGTATTCGCAATTTGAACAATTATGCGCTCAATATCGCTGGCGCTTGCATGATTATGGCCAATGGCTGTTTATTGATGGCGTGGGCTTCACTCATGTGCCCAAAAACATCATGGGCAAACCCTATGGCGGCCAGAATAGCGAGAATTCCATCGCAAATCATGCCACTCATTCCATTGTTTTCGGCCACACACACCGCGCAACATTTCGCAAAGCACCTAAAATAGGCATTAACAACAGCATTGAAGTCATGAATTTAGGCTCTGCTATGCCAAATGGGTATGTTGCAAAATATGCGGGGACCGCGACATCGGGCTGGTCTTATGGTATATTTGATCTGACGATCAAATCAGGCCATATTGTATCACATCAATTCATAAATATGGTCGAGCTTGAGGAAAAATACAAATGAGGTGGGATGCTATGACTCCATATGCAACAGAACTTGTGCAAAAATTTAGATCAATTTACGGAGTTATGGATGCTGAAAGCGAGATGGCTCGCGAACTCATTGAACTCAACCATTATATTATTCACCTTGAGCGAATTGTGCATCGTCTTGAAAAAGATCGGCACAGAGCTTTCTATCGGCAAATGCCTTACAAGCATGAGCAAACATCTTTATACCCAGATGTGCCGCCAGCAGATGATGATTCATGGTTAGAAACAGGCAAGGATACCGAACAATGAGTGACGATGACGATTATGTGTTTGAAGCAGACGTTCTGTCTGCGGCGCCAACTGACCCCATCGCGCAACGTGCTCTTGCTTTTGTTGTTGTGTCTAAATTTGCCGGCACAACAGAAGATGAAACACTGCGCGGTCTATCAATCCTGATGATGAAAAAAATCATTCTCTCAATTGATGTCAAGAAAATGGGTATCGTTGTCCCATTTCCGCAAAAAGAAAATTAATCGCCGAGTAATTTTTTTACAAAATCCAACAGAAGGGTGTGGTGGTATCCGCCATGCCATTTCTTTTGGAGATAGCGGTAGTTTTTATACCATTTTTCTTCAGATTCGGGGTGGCAGCCAATAAGGCCAATGCGCCCTTGAATAATAGCCATGGGATCACCATTGGCGTAAGAAGCAATTATTTTCTTTTCACCTTTGCCTTCAAAAGTCGGACCATCGTAGAAAAACATATGTTGCGGTATGCCCAGCCAATCCACTTGAGCTGTGGTTGCATATGATCTGCGTATATCCGAAAAAGGACGCCTAATATACTGATGGGTAGTAAGATCAGTAAGAAGGTCAAAGTAGTTACGATCAGCCCAATAAGCGCCCATGCAAATTCCCAAATAGCGGCCACCGCCCTCAATAAACTCGGCCACCAAATTTCCTTCACGTCTTTTAAAAAAATCATAATAACGATCCGCATCACCAATCCCTCCACCAAATGCTACAAGATCAACACCAGCAAACGTCTTTTTGTTAAATTCTGTCTCATCAAAAAGGCGTATCTCATAATGCGGATACAACGCTGCAATCATGCCCTCACAGCACTCATCAGAACATTCTGGGTCATGCGTGAAAATGGCAATCGTTTTCTTCATGGGTATAGCGATTTATACGTCATGGCGGCAATAAAACCAAGCCATGCAAAACGTAAAATATTATCCATAATCCTTTCAAACACTTCTAAACGCTTCATCACCGCACCTTTATGCTGGATAAAGAGGTTGGTAATCATTGGGGCGATAAGTATTTCGCGATTCCAGATCTTGGATCCACTCACCACGGCGAGCCAAAAGCCCAATTTCGCGTAAATGCCTGATAGCCATTGAGACAGTATCGACCAAGTCATCATGCTTGCCTTTTGGAAAATTTGCGACCTGCGTCATCACCATATCCGCCCATGATTTATCCGGCGAATACACTAACTTGTCAGCAAATAAATGCTGCACCGAATAAAGCCGCGACATCTTGTCTTGGCTTTTGGGGTCTACCATCTGCACACCCCAATTCTCATAACTGTACAAACGCCGCAATTCCTGCGCAATCGAATGACCAGCCGCCTTATTTTCAATAATCAGCTTGTCAACTTTCAGATCTTTCATCGTTTTGGCAACACGCTGCACCAAATCATGCAGCTCAAGCTTTTCCTGCCACGCATCCATCAAAATCAGCCGTGGATGCGTTTTATCATACACACGCTTTTCGTTTTCAACGTCAGTTAGGCCGCCATCATGCCGAATGACCTTTGTTGGTTTTGCAACCACATCAGAAGAAAACACGCCCCACACAGTCAGCGCTGAAAAGTCATTTTCCTGCTTTGTCGTATAGGCCGTATCAAGCGAAGCAATAATATAATCCATAGGCGGGTAATTCTCATTTTCCCACAATTGCCACCATTCGCGTTTGATAATACCCCCGCCCTTCACTTCAGGACGCTGTTGCAATTGCCCCGCAGCTGCCCACGGACCCAATTGCTTTTCAAGCACTTCAACTTCCGTCTCACCAAACCGCTCAGGCCACAACAGCTCACCCGGCTCAGTTCTCGGATCGGTCCAACCAATTTTATTCGGGTAAATCAACGCGGCCCGTTCAGGCTCATACCGCATGGGCAACATCAAATGCGTCCATTCTCCTACGTTTTTTTCCAAAATATGGCCCGTCAAATCATTTTCAGACAATCTTTGCTGAATAATAATAAAACACCCAATCTTTGGATTATTTAGACGTGTCGATAACGCTCCATCCCACCATTCAATTGTATCGTGAATTTTCGCTTCCGAAAATGCTTCCTGCGCCGCGTTAGGATCGTCAACCACAATAATCGAGCCACCTTCACCCGTCAGCGCCGAACCTACCGATGTTGACAATCTCGACCCACGCTGCGTGTTGTCAAACCGCGTCTTCGTGTTTTGATCGCCTACTAATTTAAACCGATCACCCCAGCGCTTCTGATACCAGTCACTCTCAATCAGCCGGCGACACTTCACCGAATCACGCAACGACAATTGCTGAGCATAAGAGGCATGTAAAAACTGAACCCCAGACCCCGATGTATGCGAATCAAAATCTTGCGCCCATACCCAAGCCGGAAATGCAACCGACACCAATGACGACTTTGCACACCGAGGCGGAATATTAATGATTAGCTTTCTAATCTCTCCGTCAACCACGGCCTCCAAATGCTCAGCCACAGCTTGCATCGCCCACCCATCCGTAAATGGGCTCGCGTCCAAATACCGCCACGATCTTCGCAAAAAGGTGTACAAATCCTCCTCGCACTCTTGGCGGTCAAAATTCAGCAGCGATTTCCTCGCATCAACATTCTGATTCTCAAACTCTAATATCGTCATTTTGCGCCCCGCATCCGAGGCACCGCACATAACGCAAATATCAAATATTTCTCACCCGTCTCACGATCACGATTGCACTGTAAATAAGCCCGGCTTTTATGCCGGCGATCTCTCGTATAAATCAAATCCCCATCCGGATCTTCATAGCAATATCCATACACATTATCCATCTCACGGCGCCGTAGCCAACCATATGTATTATGCCACCCATACGACACAACAATATCATCACGAGCCTTATCAAACTCACTCTTGTGTATCCCACTTTCCATGAATAACCTCCCTCTGCTTTATCATCCTATCAGCATACGCGTATGCGTCCCTCACCACAATATCAAAACTCACACAGGGATAATTTCTTATCAGTGCAGGTAATGCCGCCATGGCAAATTCATCCCGTAACCGCATGTTTCCTTGGCGGTCCAGCTCAGCAATAAATTCATCAGAATCTACCGCAGAATCTTGTCTGCGTACACACATATATCACCCCAAAAAAAAGGCGGAATATCGTACCGACAATACTCCGCCTAAGTCATCCAAACCTATCCATAAGGACAACATATGATACCGCTGTTGGATTAAATAGCAAGCTTGACAATAAGGATTTTAGACTTTGCGCGGTTTAGGGGGGTGGTGAAGTGTGTGTATGTATGTCTGTAAAGGGGGGTGTATAGGGGGTAAAGAATAGGATAAAAAGCCAAGCCGAAATTGCCGAGGCGTTTTGCCCCGCTGAAGCGGAGGCGCAGCCGAGACCGCGCCCCGCTATTGTTAGGCTATCTCGTCGACCTTGGCATCAGCCGACAGACTAGTGTTGAGCGTAGACAAAACCATCGCAAGTAGATCCGATGAACACGCCTTGATTAGATAAATATTTTTTTACAGCAGCCCAAATCTCATCATCAGACATGCCATCAGTGTCAATGTTATATGACTCTGCGATTGCCTCAGGCTCATCCTCCGCATAGTCACAGCAGCAGCCAATCACATCAAGCTCCACATGCTCATCAATGTTATTGAGCCAATCGAACAACAGCTCCAGCCCTTCATAGCTAAACTGATCGCCACGCCCCATGGACCGAAACGCATCGCGAAATTGAGAAACACTAACAACCTGAATCATATCAACCTCCCATTGCGTTCAAAATAGCAGCCCGCAGATCAGGGCATGCAACAGCAGTAAGATGAAAGCCCCAACCGCCCCAAAAGATGAAAGCGCCGCCATTATAAGGACTAACGAATCCAACCATACCTTCATGCATAAACTTCTTCATCGAATCACCCCTATATCAACAACCTACACATACACAGTAGAAGCATATTTCATAGAAGTATACATAGACAATAGTCGTAAGACTAAAGTATAATGTCAAATTATTGACAGTCATTCGTACTCTGACACGTCTTCGCCGCCTTGCTTAACCGCCGCCAAAAGAGCTTGCTTAATCGCATCCCGCGCCTCGTGGCTGATAGTGCG